ATTGGGCTAACCTCAAGCCGTCCACAAGGCGCATGAGGGACAACATCCTCAAGCGGGTTGTCACGGAGTCGGGGCAAGTGCCGTTTGCCGCCATCACCCGCCGCCACATCAACGAGGCCGTAGACCGCCGCCCGCCCCATGCCGGGAACACGTTCCGCAAGGTCATGAGCCAGATGTTCGCTTGGGCCGTGTCCGTCGATCTGGTGCCGGTCAACCCGGTTCAAGGCGCGACCCGCCACAAGATCAAGAGCGATGGCCACCACGCTTGGACATTGGAAGAGGTCGCCCGCTTCCATGCCCGTTGGCCGGTTGGCACCCGCGAACGGCTTTGCATGGACTTGGCGCTGTTTACCGGCTTGCGCCGCTCCGATCTGGCCATCCTTGGCCGTCAGCATGTGCGGGATGGCGTCATCTCAATCCAGACGCAGAAAACCGGGGCATGGGTGCACGTCCCGATCTTCCCGGCCTTGCAAGCATCTATTGACGCGGGGCCCCCTGGGGAACTGGCCTTCTTGCCCTATCGGAGCGCCGCTTCGTTGGGAAACTGGTTCCGGCGTGCCTGTGTGGCGGCAGGGGTTCCAGGCCGTCTGCACGGCTTGCGGAAGGCGGGGGCGACCATTGCGGCAGAAGGCGGGGCCACGGCGCACCAGCTTATGGCGATGTTCGGATGGTCAGGACTGGAGGAGGCTGAACTGTACACCCGAGAGGCTGACAGGCGGCGGAATGCGGCGGTTGCGGCGGGGCATATCGGGAACGCATTTCTCCCGCACCTCACACCCAACTCTCCCGCACCTGAGATTAAGACATTGAAACGAAAGGACAAAAAATAGCGATGGCGACCCCGGTTGAACTGAAACATCATAGCGCGGTCAATGACTTGCGCTCCTGCACCTTGTTTAAAGGCGGCATTGAATTTGTTTGGGGTTCTTTCGAGGCTCCCGCACCTAACAACCAATCATCAACAGGAGAATGAACGATGGCTAACGTGATTATTGACGGCGTGGAATATGCCCCGATTAACAAGGCAAGCGGCAACCGCGCCGTGGTGGTGGTTGACCGTGGATGGATATTTGCTGGCGATGTGACCCGCGAGAACGGGCGCATCCGGCTGTCCCGCGCCCTGCATGTCTTCAAGTGGGAAAGCCTTGGGTTTGCCGCGATGATTGACGCCCCGAAGAAAGCTAAGGCTGATCTTCGCCCCGTTGCCGATGTTGACATTCCCGAAGGCGCTGAAATTTTCTGCGTCCCGGTGCCTGCGGAGTGGGGGCTTTGATGGCCCCCACTATAAGGCCAGTCGGCTACGGCGACGGCAACGGCTACGGCTACGGCTACGGCAACGGCTACGGCTACGGCGACGGCTACGGCTACGGCGACGGCTACGGCGACGGCTACGGCAACGGCAACGGCAACGGCTACGGCAACGGCAACGGCTACGGCAACGGCTACGGCAACGGCTACGGCTACGGCTACGGCAACGGCTACGGCAACGGCTACGGCACAGCTTCACCGCATCGTCTCAGAAGGCAGGCTCCCGCACCATGACGGGTTGGGTTTACATCAAAAAAGGCGCTACACGCCCGTGGGGAGATGTGCTGGTCGCACGCCGCACGGGTGGCGATGCAGAGGATCGGCTAGCGGCGGCCATTTGGGGCGAAAAGCCGGAATGGCGCACAACTGTAACCATTGCCCATTGGCACAGGGGCCGCAAGAAGTGGACACACGGCCCGCGCGGCGAGGAAGTGCGTGGTGTCTATGCGTGGGCGGCCCTGCCAGACGCTCCGTTCCTACCAGAGGAATTTTGCACCAGAGAGGACAGCAGATGAGTGACTTAGTGGAGAGGCTGCGGCGCGGAGACCCGTGCATTGAATGCTGCGACGACCGTTGCAAGGTAATGGACGTTCGCTCCGGGTGTACATGCGCCGAAGCTGCAGACACCTTAACGCGCCTCACCGCAGAGGTGGAGAGGCTGCAAGCCATCATCACGGCAGCGGATTGCGGTTCGCCAATCTATAAGGCCGTCGAGCGCGTGCTTGATGAAAAGTCCGCATGGATTTCGCGGCCTAATCATGAGGTCACGAGCGCGGTTGCGCTGTCCGCAGGAATAGCATGGTCAATCTATTACCCCTTGGAACTGGTAGATCAAAACCTGTCACTGCAACTAGACAACCTCCGTCTCACCGCACGCGTGAAGGAGCTGGAGGCGCCGCTGCAAGCAATCTTTGACCTGCCCGGCGAACTGAACCCAAGCAACTATGATCACGATGACGTCTGTGCTTGCAATGCCGCCTTGTGCGAGGCTTTTACCATCGCCCGCGCCGCCCTCTCCCCCGCACCTACAGGAGGACAGTAGATGCCTGTCGTATCGTTTGAATATGTCGAGAAATATGAATCCCTCACCGCAGCCCGCGCTGAATGCGAGAGGCAGTATCAAGAAAAGGTGCAAGAGATTATAACCCTCACCGCCCGCGTGGAGGAACTGGAGGCGGCGCTAGACGCTGCCCACCTGGACTTTGCCAGTGAAAACTACAACGTATCCAGCCTCACCGCCCGCGTGGCGAAACTGGAGGCGGCGCTAGACTGCGTGCTGACGGGCAGGGGTGATCCTGTAATGGTTGCCGCTATAGCTCTCCACGGTGATCCCCGCGCCGCCCTCTCCCCCGCACAGCCTGACGGAGACAAGTTATGAGTCTAACACCTGACATGATGCCAGCATGGGAACTCAGAAAGCATTTGGATGACCGTGACGCAAGCATTGTCATTCTTGGCAATGAAGTCACCAGCCTCACCGCCCGCGTGAAGGAACTGGAGGCGGTGTTGCGACAAATCGCTGATGCCCCCGCGTGGGGTGCTCCCAACAGGTGGGAACCGACACCGTTTGAGGTGCGCCAGTTAGCCCGCGAAGCCCTCTCCCCCGCACAGGCCGCGCCAGAGAAGGGAGGTGAGTGATGAGTGAGGAGGGTATCATAGTCATGACATTCATAATCTGCATGACCGCAGGGTTTATGTTCGTTGTTTGGAGGAGCCCATGACTAACATCACCATCCCGCCCGAGGCGCTGAAAGAGGCGGCTCAAGATGTCTGCATTGTCATGGGGCATAGATGGGAAAAACTTGGCGAGGATGACCGGGAGTATGCGCTTAGTATTGCCCGCGCCGCCTGCCTCGCCATGCTGCGAAGCTGGCCGGAAGTTGGATTTGTCCGACAAGATATAAATACGCCTGTCTCGTATCTTGTCCTCCCCCTTACGGAGCCCAGCGATGCTGACAAATAATCAACTACCGAAAGAAGCTCTTTGGGCAGCCATGGAATGTCAACAGAACGGCGGCAGCGTTTCGTCAATCATCGCCGCCGCCATCAATGCGTGGCCGGGGATGACGGCAAAGCAACCTACCGAGTATGTGGCCCTGTTCCACTGCACCGCCCCCGCCATCATCCTCCCCCTCACGGAGCCCCGCACCAGCGGGGAGTATGCCTCCGAGAGCGGCTATTGCGGAGGGTGCTAGCGATGAATGACATGACATCAGCCACCCCCCGCCCCGGCAGTCAGGCAGCCATTAACGATGGCTGCACTTGCCCCGTGATAGACAATCATTATGGGCGCGGTGTGCAGACCAAAAATGGCGTTGAGTTTTGGATTTCTGGAGATTGCCCTGTCCACGCAAAACCGAGGAGCAACGCCAATGACAAGTGACGAAGCCCGCGCGGCGCTGCGCGAGAAGGTGGCGAGAGCGATATACGAGCACACCGGCGGCACAAAATGGGATGTTCTTGGCGAGGAAGGCACCAAAGAAGACTATCGTATTGAGGCAGACGCCGCCATAGCCGTGGTGCTGGAGGAAGCGGCGCGGGTGGCGGAACCGAAGAGAAAGCCCTGTGACTGCGTAGAACAGACGCCAGACGGGACATGGTTCTGTGACTGCGGTTGCACTAACAGCGGAGACTTCGCCAATGCGATGGCGTGGTGCAATGACGCAAACATCGCCGTCGCCATCCGGGCGATGATCGGGAAGGACTAGCGTTTGTTCCGACACTTCTTGGCGAAGTTGTCCCACTCCCCGCCGCGCCTGGCACAGTCGCGCATGGCCTTCTCGTCTTCCGGGCTCATGCGCTTGGACACGAACGCCCACACAAACGGCCACAGGCGTTGAAACAGCCTGTAGCCAAATTCAATCCA